CGGATTGCTCGGCGGGGAGCTTGCCTTGGCGTTCCAGCTTGTCGGCCAGGTGCTCGGCCAGATCGAAGAGGAACTCGGGTGCTTTTTTATCGGGATCGGGCGATGTGTTCATGTCCATCTCTGCACCTATGTTTGGCGGATTTGCTGCTGGATGCGGGATTGCCACTTCTTCAATGTTTCGATGACGCGGCTGGCCTGATCAGAATCCAGCCATTGCAGGGCATCGCAGTGGGCGATGCGCCTCACATACGCGCCCAGCGCGGCCTCGGAGCAATCGCGCACTGCGCCCATGTCGTGCAGGCTCAACCACAGGGCGCGGATTTTCTTGCTCTGGGCGTCTTGTGCGATGCTGCGCGACAGACCACCGGGCGGGTGGCGAGAATCGCGTGGCCTGTCTTTCGGGGTCTTGTGCCTGACGGTAAATCCGCTTTTTTTCATGTGCGCCAATACGCGCTCCAACTGCGGCACGGTCAAATCCGCGCTGGACGCTTCGCCGGTGACGGCGGTCAGCATGGCGCGGTAGGTCTCATCGTCCAGCGCCAGATCACGTTTGGCAACGTGTATCAGACGAATCAAGCCCTGGCGGCTGTTGGGGTTGCGAAAGGTTTTCATGCTGTGGCTCCCGTCGCGCAGGTGGCCGCGTCAGTCTGCGGCAGATACTCGCGGAAGAAATCGGCCAGTTCATCGGGCTGGATTTCAAAATCCCAATAGCGCCCGCCGTCTTTTTGAATCATGACGTTTTTCAGGCCGGACACCAGCGCATCGGGAATGACCAGAATGCGGCAGGTTTGCGGGTCAAGCTCTTTGCTGTCCGGCGCGGACAGAAAGACGCAGTACCAGTCCGGGCGCATGGGTTTATGGCTGGCCGGGTTAAAGCGGTAGCGCCCGCCGCACAGGCTGGAGAATTTCACGTCCACGGTGGTGCCGTTGATGTCAAAATCAAACGCCGGGCAGTTGGCTTGCAGTTCTTTGTTTGTGGACATGGCAAACGGCACCAGCCGGGCAAATTCCAGCTCTGCGCGTGCGCCCTGTTTTTGACCGGTGGTGCCGTATCGCGTGCCTTCCTCCGAAGTCAAGACTTTGCCGATTTTCAGCCACTTGTAGGCCACATAGGGCGGGCAGCCCGTCTCGGTGCAGACCGCGCCGATGTTGCCCAGGCGTTGGTAGGATGCTATGACCTGCTCACGGTTGTACATCATGACACCCCCAACGCCGCCCGCTCGCCCATGCCACCCGCGCCGCCCAGACCACGATTCAGCTGCGCGTCCCTTCCGGCACGATGCCCGGCAGCAAAGTCGCCATAGCCACGCGCAGAAAGGCTGGAGCCTGCGTTGCGGTCGCGTGCTTTCAAGGTTTCGCGTTCGATAGGCTGGTGCGCCAGATAATCCGTCACCCGCGCCCGCGCCGTTGGGTTGCCCGCATGGTGCGCCGCCAGCAGCGTCGCTGTGCTGACCCAGCCCTCGCAGAACAAATCAGCGCGGCGCGTGCGCGTGGTCGTGCAGCGCTTGAGCGCCGTCTTGATGTAATCCGCCCGCGCCCGTTTGGCCTGACGAAACAGCACCTCAAACGCATAGCGGGCAATCTCGCCGGACGGCGCAGCGCCGACGAATATCCAGCGTCCCGCCCGGTTGGGTGCCACGCCAAAGAGCACCTGACAATCGAAGGTGCGCGCGACGCGAACGGCCAGCTCGCACTCCCATCGTGCAGGCTTGAATGCGGCTCCGGCGCGAGCGGCTTCTTCCTGAATATCGGCATGCTCAATATCCAGATCACTGATCCCGTGCGTGGCCATCAGCTTCTGCGCTTGCCGCAGCGCCGCAGCCGCCTCGTGCTCGTTGCCGGATTTCGCCAGCGCCAAGCACTTCTTGACCTTGGCGATGATTTTGTCGCGGGCGGTAATGTCCATCACACCACCTCCACCTCGAACGGCTCGATTACGAAGTCTTCCACCCCGGTCACGATGGAAATGCCCGAGATGCCGGACACCGCTTGCGGCTCGGCCAACATGGCCTCCTTGTTCGGCTCCTCTTTGCTGCGGATAAAGCGCGACAAGCCAAGCTGACGCAGGGTATCGAGCACCTTTTGCGCCGAACGAATGGAAACACTGGGCGGGCGCTGACGCCACTTGACCAAGCCTGTCACCAGATTGGCTTCTTTACCGCCAGCGGCGAGAAGTTCGGCGCGGTGCGCCTCGCACCACGTCTGGATGCCGCCCACCAGCGTCTCGATGCGCGTCTTGAGCGCTTCGATTTCGTCCTTGCGCTGCGCGGTGATCTCGGCCACCTGATCGTTGATTTCAGTCTCCACGCGCAGCAGCTCGCGCTGGGCGTCGCCCAGGCTGCGGATGGCCTGCATCGTCATGTCCTTGCTCTGGCACGTCCACTGTGCCGCTTGCGTCTTTTTGCGGGTTGCCATGTCGGGTTCCTTGGGTATCAAAGAGGTTGTCGAATCGGGGGCTATACGTCGGTCGGGCCGATGGGGATACGCTCATCGGGTGGCGGGTTGTTGGGTGCCTCGCCGGGGGCGGAGGGTTTTCTGTTCATGCAGGTTCCTTTTGTTCATATTGGCGGGCGCGTAATCCTTCGCGCATTCCTTTGCTCAGGGATTTGAGTTGCTCCCGGATGTCTTCGGGCATGCCTGTTTTTTTGTGTGCCTGCGCCGGTTCATGCGAGACCACGGTTTGCTGCGCCCGCTCGGGTGCCACGCCTGCGCCGGAATGCCCGGCACGCTGCTGCTCACGCAGGGTTTCCGCTTTGGCTTCGCTCTTGCTGCTCATGCGTGCAATGATTTCCAGCAAATAGCCGTGGGACTTCAGGGGCAGGCTCAAGCCGCCTTGGTGAGCGGCGTTCAGCACCGTTTCAAAGGCAGACTGCCAATACGCCAGCGGCGCAGGCCACGTGCGACCGTTGCGTGTAATCGCTGCGCTGCGCATGGCCGGGGTAATCTCGGCTATCAACGCCGCCAGTCGGCTGTACGCCATGCGACTTTTCGCAGGCGCAAACAGCCCGATGTAGCGCAGCATCGGTTTAATCAAGGTCTCGCCCACAGGATGCACGCCAATCACGGCGTTCAAGGCATCGCGCACCGAATCCTCGGCGAGGAACACGTCCAGGCTGGCCGACACGCGGCAATTCGGGCAGGTCACAACGGGCAGCGGCATGACGTGACGCTCACAATGTCCGATCCGACAAGCGCCACGCTTCGCGCACGGTATTGCCGCTCCAATACCAGTACCAGAAATCGAGCAGACGCTTTTGCACAGACCGCCAGACACGCCTGCTCATGCCAGGCTCCCCAGCGGATGGCGGCTGGCGCTGTGCCACGCTGCCGGATACAGCGCACTGGCACTGATCTTGCAGTGGCCGAACAGCGCCATCGCGTCGCGCACCGCATCAAACGTACTGGCAGCCAGCGCCACATACTCGTGTACCGTGCCTGCTTCGGTACTCACCCGCACGCGGCAGCGCAGCAGGCGCTGCGGGGACGGCGGCGGGTGTGAAGGTTTGGGTTGTGAATTGGACATGGCAAAGTCTCCCGTAGTGGTTGTTTTCAAACTTCATGGATGATGTCGGCGCAGACCACCGGCGCACCGTGCGCCGCTGCCAGATTCAGCGCGGCGGTGGTCAGGTTGTGTACCGCCAGCGGATACAGCAGCGTGTGTGCCACATGGCCGCGCGGTACGGGTGGGCAAAGCCGCGTATGGATGGCCTGTACCGCGCTGGCGTCCAGCACGCGCTCCAACGGCACCCCGGCAGCCTTGAAGCGGAAGGCCAGGTATTCGGGCAGGTCAGACCCCAGCGCGGGCAATGTCACCACCTCGCAGCGCTGCACGACTTCGCGCACGCTGGCGTTTTGTTCGGATAATTTCTCGGCAAGCTCCGGCTGGCCGATCAGCAGGATGGACAGCAGCTTGGTAAAGCCCACTTCCAGCTCTGTGAACCGCTTCAAGTGCTTTAATGTCGCAATCGGCAGCGCGTGCGCTTCTTCGATAATCAGCACGTGGCGGTTGCCGGACTGGTGGCTGGCTTGCAGTTCCTGATGAATCTTGCGGAATCGCGTCTCGGAAGATGACGGCACGCGCAGGTGCGGCGCAATCTCGGCAAGGATGGCTTCTGCGATGTGGGTTGCCCGCATCACGTTGCCGCGCTCGCTGCGGTCATCCATGCCCAGAATCGAATAGGGCTGGATAATGCGCACCGGCTCGCCGTCCTGCGTAATCCGTTCAATCAGGTCGCGGCGCAAGGTGGACTTGCCAGAACCCGATTCGCCAATCACCGCCATAAACCCGCCGCGCTTGGCCGCGTCCAGCATGGCGGCGCGCGTAAAACGGATGGTCTCGTTCTGCCATACCTCGGCAGAGGTTGAAACCTCGTCAAACGGGTTTCTCGTCAGCCGGAAATGCTGGCGGGCGGCGGGTGTTAACGTTTGCTTGCGTAGCAGCATCAGGGATTCCTCCTCGGGTTGTTTTGAAACATCCGGTACGACTTCAAACGCGCGGGCAATCTGGCGTGGTTGCGCTCCGTGTTCCTGCAAAAACGCCACAATCCGCGCACGCAATTCATCCTGCGAACCCTTGACCGGCCAGCGCTCGCGGTTGACGAGCTGCGCCAGCGCCGCGCGGCTGATGCCGCACGCCGCCGCCAGCCGCGCTTGCGGTAGGTTCAGCGTGGTCAGAAGGTTTTTTAAGCGCAGCATGGTTCGTGTCCTTTCAGCTCACCAGCCGCAAAAATGACCGGCGCGTGCCACCGCTGGCGACCAACCGCATATCGACACCGCTGTCCGTCGAACCCATCGCCGACAGAATCTCGTGCGCGACCTCTTCCAATTGCTCTTCCGGCACCTTCTCGGGGTACAGCGTCTGCATCTGCGTGTAGTGGTCTTGCGTCCAGTCCACCCCGTACCGTTCTTTGACCAGTGGCTTTAACCGCGTTGCCGCCTGAAAATGGGTCAGCATCGGTGTCAGCAGCGATTCATCCCGCGCCAAAGGCTGCAACCCTTCCAGCCCATGCGTTTTGCCGCGACGCGGCAGGGGAATCGGCATGCGCTCAACCGTCTGTTCCGTCGCCGCAAACGGCTTGTATTTCCCGCCCAAAAACGCCGCCCGCGCCTTGCGTGCTTGCTTGGCTTCCTCGTCGGTCTGAACCCCCATCGCCAGCCGCTCCACCGCACGCGTGTTCACCTGCGCGGGCGTGTCCGCGTGCCGCTGGTAGCTCTCGCCTATCACTGGCGCATCCACCCGATGGCCGTACTCGTTCACCATTACCTGCGGCAACACGTAAAAAGTCTGCTTACCGTCTTCGGCATGCCCCAGCGCCTGCGCCGAACCCTCATCAAACGCATTGCGGCACACAAACAGCTTTTGCCCCACCAGCACACCCGGCACCGTGCTGACATCCCAGCTTTTGCCGTTAAATTTCACCGTCAGGTCGTCATTGACCACGCGCTGCTCCGGTGCCGATACCGCCATCTGGCGCAGCAGCGCCGCAGGCGGTGCGGTAATCAGTTCATGGGGCTTGATCTTCATCCACGCCGCATCGCGCGTCATGCCGTGGCGGCTGTGTACCGCCGTGCCGTTAAAGTCGCGCAGCCACAGCGTGGCCAGCGCGTTGATTTGCGCCAGTGTCCTGACCTCTTCCAACGGCAGCGTGCGCAGCCCGCTCTCAAACTGGCACTCCACAATGTCCTGCGCCTTTTCTACCTGCCCTTTGGCTCTCGGGTTGCCCTTTTCATTGATATGGACGCGCACCCGCAGCGCACTGCACACGTTGTCAAACGCCGCGCTCTTGTTGGCGCTGCCCGGGTCCAGCATCACCATCCTCGGCACCCCATGCAGCACCTGCCGCTCGCGCTGCTGCATCGCACCGATAAAAACGTCGATGACGTTCGCCGCCGTCTCCCCGCCCAGCACGTACTGCACGTACAACCAGCCGCTGGCGTGGTCGGTAATGCAGTAGCGCCAAATCGACGCCCGCATGGCCTTTATCAAGTTCGCGGGCTTGTTTTTGTAAAACGCGTCATGGCTGGCAATTTGCAGCCCCGATTCATCAGAACCCGGGCGCGGCAGGTAATACAGCACGCAGCGGCTCGCATCAATCTGCCACACGTGGTTGGGGTGGTCACTTCGCAATCTCATCACTGGCTCCGGTTGGTTAAGTTGCGTGGGGTGCAGCACGTACTGGCGCAAGGCGCGGTCGGCGGTGGAGGCCGACAACAAAAACACTTCGCCTGTCTCGGGGTCTACCCGCTCGGCGCGTATCAAGCCGGACGCGCGACAATTCTTCAGTGCCTGTTCTGTACTCAAGGTGCGCTTGCCGTTGGCGCGGGTGTGCTCCATCAGCGCAGCGGACAAAACCGCCGCCTCTTCCCGCGTCAACGCCGTTTCCCCCGCGTCCGCCCGGCGCTTCCTCGGTGAACCCGTCTTGGTGCGTACCGACACCAGGTCTTTAAACCAGCGGTGCAGCGTTGCCGGACTCCTGCCCAGCACTTCCGATGCCCTGTCCATCACGCTTTCCTTTTGCCCGCGCGGCGTATCGCGCCACGTTATTGCCCATGCCATGACCTGCTCATTGACCGCGCCCGTTTGCATAATTGGTTCCATTCGCCAAGTCCGGCACTCTGCTATCGTTTGCCATGGTTCGTAGATGCCGCATCCAATTCAGAAAAGGGAAAATTTATGGACGAAAACCAAACGCTGTGCGAATCAATCTCCGAGCTGCAACTCGCAGTTCTCGAAATGAGTGCGCGAATGGATGAACTGGAGCAAGAGGTTGACGAAGCACGCGAAAAAGCCCAAATAGCCGATGATTTTGCGTCTTCAACTTTCGAGGCAATGCTGACGGTGCTGCCCTTTTTGTTGCGTGACCATTCTGCCGCTGCCGAAGTTGGGAAGCGTTTGAAAGTGCAGGCTGACCGTTTTCTTGAATTGACCGCCGGTCTTGCAATTGATGAACGGATAAGTCCCGATGCCCGGCTCTACGAGGGAGAGAAAATGCTTTATTTCCACCTTGCGGAAGCTGGCGTCTTGCCCGGAATGACGCCAGGGCGTGTTGCTCAGGAAGTATTGCCGCACTATGAGCGCTGACCATCTGTTTGCCGTCTGAACGAGTACCTGCCTTGACCAAGTCATCAATACGTTCTTGGCTGACCATAGTCTTGCCATTGCTGCGGGTATGTTCACGGCGCAACGCCGCCCGCAATTCGCCTACCGTAATTGCATCCATCTCTCGCTCCTATTGCAGGTTGTTGGCGGCAACCACCGCCGTGTTTGGGTCAACCTCTACGGCCAAATCGGCCAGGTTCACATCGCCATCCGCACCCATGAACGGCGCGGCGGCGGCGTCGATACCGCCTTCACCGTTGCGCGACAACCAGCGCGGCACGTAGTCGGCAAATTCCGGTAACTGAAACTCGGTGCGGATGTCATTGACCGCCTGCTGCACCTGCATCACGCAGCCCGCCGCCAGCGCCGTGGCACCTGCTTTTGCGTCACCCCGGTCGCCCAACGCCTCGGCGTGCGCCAGCAAATGGGCAATCGCCGTCTTGAGTTGCTGCGTGACCGTCTGCTCGGCACCCAAGGCAGCCGCCGCCAGCCGCGCGGAGAGTTCGTGCTGCTTCTCATCCGGGGGCAGCTTGCCGTAGCGCTCGCGCTCCAAGTCCTTTTGCAACTGATCCATCTGCTGGTTCTTGACGTCGATCAGCTTTTGCGTGGCTTCCCGCTCGGCGGTCAGCTCGCGAAGTTTTTCCCGCACCTGCGACGCGCTCATCTTCTCGATGTCGTCCAGTTCGGCCAGCTTCTCCAAATCCGCATCGTCGTCGTGCGTGACCAGTTCGAGAAAGGCACTGGCGCTTTTGACTTGGGTCGCCAAATCTCTCAATTTGATAGATTTGGATGCCTTGGTGGCCGCTTGCATAAAGCGGGCAGCAGTCGGGTAGCTGAACCCCAATGCCTCCACTCGCTGCGTAAATTCCCCATGCGGCGTAAGCTCTTTGAGCACCAGCAGCCGCTTGCCGGTCTCCAAAATCGCCTCCACCGTGCGCCGCTGGTAAAACCGTATCTCGCCTTCCAG